TTAACTGTTTCAGTAGACCAGATACGTTCACGATCTTCGAGAAATGCGTCGTTTATTGGTCGGTAGAATTTACCGCCAACTTGAGCATTGTCTCGTTTCCATTCAGTATTTAATGGAGCATAACCGAAAGTTGCATCAGGTGTTGAATGATAGACATCAATTTCATCTGATCGAATAATTCGGACAGCCTCAGGATCGAGTAAGTCAGGTAATGCATTAGGTAGTTCAGCAGGGTCATCCATGTGCATGAAGTGACATTTTTTACGCTCAAATAATCGCTCTGGCATAATTTCAGCGCAGAACATTAATGTTCCGCCACAGTTCATTTGTGGTAGGCGTACGTTCATTTCAATAGTTGCTGAACCTACTGTTGCTGATTTATCTAAGTTTGCACCATCTGTTGCATAGCGTTGATTGTAACCAATCATACCGCGTTGTTTACCAATTAAAATTGGTTGTGTCATAGCTTGCTCAGGTACACGTATTCCAGACATAAGAAGATCAATAATTTTTTGATCGTCTAGTCCTGAGAATTGCTGTCTAGCCCTTGCAAATGCAGCTGTTTTCTTAGCTAATTCAATATCAGCTAGTGACATTGTGGCGTCGCCACCTGAAGCCATTTCAGCAAACATTTCATTAAAGACGTAGTAGTCACCATCATCTTGAATGGTATCACCTTTTGAAAAAGGGTAATAATATTGATCATCGTTAAAAGTTTGATTTTGTTCAGCATCATACCATGATGTGCTAGACTTTTTTTGTATTCTTTGTGATTTTAAAGGAGCTTGAAAGCTCAAACCAGATAGTGAAACTTCGCCATCAATGAGTTTTTGGTCAAAATCTGGAACGATATTTTCCATTGAAGTATTTAGCCAGAAAGCTTCTGCTAAATTGTGGTCGTATTGATTACGCAAGGGTAAGGATGATGATCTTGCTTTTCTGCGATGGTTTACGATCGCATTATATGATTGAACTAATGTGTTGTTGACTATTGATCCGTTTAAATGAATTCCCATCATTTGATAGAATTCTGATCTTCCGTGTGTATTATTAGTGTCAAAAGTATTTGGAGAAGTGTCAGTAACTTCTGCAGTTCCATTCCAATATTTATTTTTTTCAAAAAATGGAATAACTGAGCCTGCCGCGCCTTGCTCTTTATTATATGATTTGTTGAATTCATGTAATGATCCACCAAATTGTTCTAGAGCAAGATGTGGAACAAAAAATGCATAGACTGTTGTGGCAATTCCGTTTTGCAATAATTCAGATGTTTCTTCCATTGCAAAGTTAAATTGTACACGTCCGTTTTTTATTCCGTCTTCTCGGTGTAACCACTGGTAACCAAGTGGTAGGAATTGTCCTGCGTCAGCTGATGTGAGCAGTCTAGTTTTACAATTCCTGACAGTTCGTGGAATGTTAATAGGTGAATTTGGTATTAATTCAGTCGCTCTCATTGTTTTTTTCTCCTAATGATTAGCTTGATTATTTTTCTGATTTTTTTGCATTTTTTGCACATTAAAAATCGTATCCGAAGAAGTTCTTTAATTTATCGCCTTCCTGCCGAATTCTGTTTGTAACTCCAGTAATGCTATCATCGAACAATTTATTAGCACTTGATAATGCACCACTGAAAGTTTCGTACCAATTGATCCTTGTATCTTTATATTTTCGATCAGTTGGATTGTTTAATTCATTTTGCATGAAATCTTTTATTTCATCCATGAAACTTGTATCGACGTCTTCGAGTAAAGTTTTTACTTTATCAATTTGATTTGCGGCAATTGAGATAGGAGAATAGGGGGCTTTTTGTGTAAATTTAACAATATAATCTAACCACCCATTTTCTTGCCTCAATGGTGTAGTTACTCCGCCCTCGAGAATATTTTCTTGTATTTGTGTATATAATGCCGAAATTCCTTCGCCCCATATTTCACCAAATATTTCTGCCATTTCACCTGGTGTAACATTATTCCCTGGTTCAAGTTTTAATCGCTTAGCTACATCAGTTTTTAAATTAGCCTCGACATTGCCGATTTTAACTGGGATTGTATCCCCGAAACCTGAATAAGGGTCAGGAGCTTGCGCCCCCATTAATGTATACCCTTTTTGTGCTGTTGCGATTTGTATATCGCGGCTTTGTTGTAAGTATTCGCCGTTATTATAGTTAGAAATTCCATTTCCTAGTGCCGAATAAAAGTTTGCAGATGATAATCCGCCTGCATAGCCTTTTTGAAACCCTTGACCGCCGGTCTGCCTTAAGACTGTCAAAGGGTTAAATCCTGCGCGCTCCGCTTGATTTCGCAGTTTAACAAGATCGGTTTGAGCTGCGTTAAAGTGTGCTTTTGTTGCTTTATGATTTCCATAAGCAGATAATGCACCTGATATAACTGAGCCTGATCCGCCTGATGTTAAATTTCCAAATGCGTTTGAAATTGAACCACTAAGTAGATTTTGTGGAGATGATCCGCCTGATGGGTGACCACTTGTTTTATTTTTTGTAATTGTTGTATCTAATCCGCCGCCGAGAAACCCGCCGACTGGACCAAATACTGCATTACCTAATTGTTGAAATATGCCCATTAGAACGCCCCATGTAGAATATCAGCAAATAATGCGACGCCAAGAATGACGCCCATTAATAAGCCGAGTATTAGTTCATTTTTCATTGATAAACCTCCTAGTTAAGAGGTCGATTGATACGCCTGCGAGTGCTGTAAATCCGATAACAATTGCATCAACTGTGCCGGTTGCAATACCTGCACCGGCTAATAATGAGCCAATTATACTACCACATCTAGTGATGAGAGGTATGCTCATTTTTTTTATTAATTGGAATTTCAATTTCTATGTCCCTTATATTAGGGATCAGAACGTTGTTTGGCCTATAATATATAATATGATATTAACCGGCTGTTGTGTCCTGATCTATATGTAGTTTATAAAATGAGTTATTTATTTTTGTCAAGAGTTTATTTTTTACGTGGTGCATAAATTCACCCTACCCGACGCTACGCTAGGGAAGGGCAACTTTATGCAGCACTAACACCAAGGTTTGTATTCGCGGACTGAATTTCCAGTTCCGCTTTTATTTTTTAAAGGTCTATCCTTACACTTTTTACGCAACTTTTTGGGAGTTGAAGGTTTTGCACCTGTTGATTTGACGCGTTCGCGTGGTGTTGCGGCATTGGCCTGATTATTTGCATAATAGATTGGCGTAGTTAAGATACTTGTAAGGCCAATTGGTTTTAATCGCTTAGTTCCTGCGCGGTTGACCGTTTGTTGATAATTATTCCTTGTTTGATTGTTTTTACGACCTCGGGTCTTTTTTCTTGCCATTGTTGTGCTTCCGTTATCACTTCGATTTCATCATTATAATCATTTTCCCAGTAACAGACGGGTATCCCGTCATATGTTCCTTCAATAAGATACATGCTCTCAAATAAGCCTTTGCCAGTATGTTCTATCCAAGGCTCGGCATATTTTACCGGTTTGTAGTTTAATCGTTCGATGAGTTCATCATCGGTATATTCTATATTTGTTTTTTTATCGATGTATTCATCGATGTATTCGGAATTCCATGAATATGTGTATTTATCGTTCCAAAGTTCGATAAATCTGTCTAGAAAATTTTCGCGCGTTTTGCCTTGCATATAAAATTTCCTTTCGTTTCCTGATTGAGTTTTGACGTTTTTGATTTTGTAATATGGATTTTGTGGTGATAATCCATGATCGACATAAGTTTGGGCTAATTCTTGAAAGAATTTATACCCAATGGGGGGCTTTTTTGACATACTGAAAAGCTTTTCGCTTTGCTGTTGTTTTTGATCTTTAAGTATGTATTTGAGCGCATATCGGAAACCTTTCCAATCAGGTTGTTGGAAATAGACAAGTCCATTTTTCCAGTATTTCCATCTAATGCGCTGATTTTGCGTTACATTTGGATAATCATTTTTAAAAAAAATGATGCAGTGCCAATGTCCGCGTCCTCGTTTTGACCCATATTCGCCTACGACGATATATCGGCACTCGTATTTTCTGCGCAATCTTTTAATAAAATCTTGCACATCTTTATAAACTAACGTGACAGCGTGTGAGAGCTGATCTTTACTTTCAAGGACTTGATCGTCGTACGTTAGTGTAATTGAGTATGTTTTTTTTGCAAAAAAACTTTCGGAAGTTGCTCGTGCCGTCCAGTCATTGACTTTCGTTTCTGCGCACTTCCAGCATTGTGAACAACCCACCTGAATTCCGTTATCTAGTGTTGATGGATTTATACATCCCATAACGTATCCAGTCGGGTTGTGTCACTAATGCATAAGATAAACAAGGTGTATATTTGTAGCCGACGGGAACGAACTCCAATACTTGGAGTTTCCGTTCGTTCCCGTCTTATGAATACGTTTCGTTTCATAGTTTGTGTTTTGCGAAAAGTATATCAAGGCGTTTTTGCCTTTCCTTTTCGCGTTTTGTTAATATTTTAATTTTTGGCTGAATTTGTTCTTTCCAATTTGTTAATTCCCAATGACAGGGATCATAGAAATCCCAGTCGCCGCCAGAGGTCATTTTAATATTACATTTTCTTGCGCATTCTTTACCAATAGCGATTATACAATCGAATTGCTTTTTTGAACAATTCCAAGCAAGTTTTGCATGAATTATATCAATGGCCATGCCATAATTATGCGCGCTCTCTCCCGCTTTTGCTTGAGAGCGTTTTTTGTTGTATAGTTCCGTTTGGAGTTCGTGTGTACGCATTAGTTCGAATACTCGAACAGGAATATTACGTTTGATCATAGCTTTATGGAAACGATCCCAGAATTTTTTAATGTCAGGGTGAACACCTTCCCAATCTAGGGTCGTATGAGCCTGTTTATATTTAAACATTTCCATTGCCTGTGGGTCAGCAAGTGACCTCATTGCGGCTGTATGATCTTTATGTACGTTTATTTCATCGCGGTTATAATAGTGGATACGGTCTAGAAACCGTATCCACCTCCACCATTTACTCTTAGGTTTCTGCATCAGGTGTAGCCTTTAATAGGCTTTCTTCGCGTAATGGTGGAATTTCAGGTAGTGGTGCCGTGTCCGGCAGCACTACCGGTTCCGCTAGTTTTGCCAACTCTAATCGGAGTTGTTTGCGTTCTTGCGCCATTTGAGCTTCGCGGCGCTGTTCATTAATTTGAACATAACGCATGATTTGTTGAACTTC